AAGGACGCAGGCAATTGCGCTTTATGTTCTTCGGTTAACTTATATTTTTCCATTTCTCACCTCTCCTCATTGCTAACTTCTTCAAAAACGCACAATTTCGTTGGCTGTCCGCCCGTCTCGCCTTCTTCGAAAGTAACTCCGCCGGATTTGAAACATGATTCTTTTGTGGCTGAAGTTTTTGGCGGCTGTTCAATTTTATGACTGGTCCAAATTAAGAACCAAATTGTTGAGGCTACTACGCCGCACATAAATGCCGACATTGATTTGTTATCGAATAAATTAAAGAACCAATTTAAAAATTTCATTAGTAAAACGCCCCATTAGGTTTATGAAGTTTACCAGCTTCGGTCTTCTTTGACGGTATCACCGCATGCACTCCCCTCAGCACTTCTCGTGTCTTGGGTTTAGCACCTTTGTGCCTGACAGTGATGACGGGGTTTTTAATAAACTCCTCAAACTCAGTCCACTGTATGCCTAAAGCTTTCGGCGCGCGCTCACGCTTCTTTTCAACCTGGTCAATTACAAATGCTCCGACGATGAAACCTGTCGTAAAGATGCACGCGAAAAGTACGAAGATGAATTCTGTTTGCATTTAAAATCCCCCGATTAATCTAAACATTAAAATCCAAAACCAAATGCCGCCGAATAAAACGGCGGTCCATACTAAAACGAAAATCACGCGATCAAGAATTGATGGCGTTTTGAAGTCGATATTGTTGTTCATGTTAGACCCATCAACCTTTCGAACGCGGCTTTCGCTTGATGCGGTACCACTGCATTGCCCAGGGCTCTAATTGCATGTGACCTAATTTGTAACCCATTGCTAGCTCCATAAATTCTATTGGCATCTGTCTCCCAAAACGGATTCTGAATGTCGAATTGAAGTTGGGTTGATGCCGGTCGCTTTCGCTCTTGAGTCCTGCCTGCTTGGCTTCCGATGCTTTGGGCCTTGGCCAAGCAAAACCACCGCTCGCCTTCGAAACCTTTGGTGTCGGTGTAAGCGGGCAAAATATCCCATCGACAATCATACCCGCGGTCGGAAATGTGGTTCGCGATTTCTTCAAGCCCTTTTGCTCTAATGTTCCTAACATTTTCAAGAAATATGAAGTGGGGCTTGATTTCTTCGGCCAGGCGCATGATCTCGAAAAAAAGTCCACTTCGCTCGCCGTCCAAGCCGTTACCATCTCGGCATTCGCTGATATCTTGACATGGAAATCCGCCGTATAATATGTCCACGTTTCCCTCAATATCGTGGCCGCTGAGTTCTCGAATATCTGTGCAAATCGGCGCAATCGGGATATCTCCGCAGTGCATTCGACTAAGCAACACAGCTTGAGCGTATCTGTCGTTTTCACAATAGGCGATTGGCCTGATCCATTCGCTGAGTGCAATTGTGAGACCGCCAATTCCGGAGAATAAATCCAGGCCATTTAACATCCCATCCCCTTGTTAATCACGATGGCTGCCATTAGTTAGCAACCAACCAATAATCGAACACAATTAGTTGTTCAACAAGAATTAGTATAATAGGAATTTAATTCTAAATTTGGGTTTGAATAAACCTCGGGCTTCCTTGCCTTGCCACTACGAGGTAAGTTGATACTGGGTATGATCGATATTTCATGTGAGGCGACTTAAGTGTTCCGATCGGCCCTCGACCGGCGTGTCTTAAGGAAGTCAGCGCTGTTATCAGGAAGTTCGCTCGCGGTATCTGTTCCGTTTCCGCTGCTCAAATCCCCCCACAATCCCTATCTAATTTTTAACCAGCCATTTATTTAAATGCTCGAGCATTCTAGAATTCCCCCCGAGTTACCCTGATTGAGACTAGCTTGCCTGCGATCGTCCATAATCGACTTATGTCTCTTGCATCATTTAAATGGCCCGCCGGTATTAATGGCGCGATCTGCTGATTTAACGCGTTTTACAGCATTTACACTTCGCGGCTTCAAAAAACTCTGTGCTTGATTTTTTTGCCTGATTCGGCTTTAATCTCTGCACTCATAGAGTTTTTTGTCGTAGAAGAATTCTTGATTAACCCAGGCTAAGCGTCAAGCTTTCCTGGGTATTTTTTTATGTATGCTTTGCGAAATTAACTAACACTTTTATTAAACAGCACACTCAGCATGGGTTTCATGGTCTTGTGGGATAAGAATGAATTCTTGTACGGGCGCAACAAAGATTCGATATTCTTTGCCGTTTAATTCAACAACTGCCGTAACACCGTCGGCTGTATAACTTGTCTCAATTACTTTTTTGCCAGAATATTGCAAAAGACGCGAGAGTTCTTCGAATAGGTCCATCGTGACCCCCTCTCGAATACATACCATGCATTATTAATCAATGATTGTCACGCATTGTTATTAAAGAACTAGGCCATAAGATTTAGGCCCCAAGAGAGTGGGGACCGAAACATCCAGGCACGGACATTTAGATCTTTCTCTCAGGGCCTAAAATGCAATTCCGTAAGGTATTCGATCGATATTCTGCCCCTGGTTCATCGAAGAACCTAACAAAAGCCTCGATGTATTCGTAAGATGTCTCTCGGATGTCGCACACGTATCCATCTCGGTCCTTTACAATATCATAAACAGGATCACCGATCTTCAAATCAAACGGACTTATCTGATTTAAGAATTTCTGATCCATTTTGACCCTTGATTTCATCATAAAGCTTGTAAATTGACTTCAAAGACTCCGGATGACCATCCAAGAAATACGGCGCGAATTTGTTGTTTAAAAAGTCCATCACATGCGCTCTTATATCCCTAACCGATGCACCTTGATAAACAGCATTTAAAATCGCCTGCTCTAGACTCTTGGGCGTGCCCTCTGATTTCACTTTTGATTCATTTCCGTGAATCGGACATTCTTCGCTACATGTGCAATGTTTCATGCTGCCCCCGGATATGCAGATAGATAATTCTCAATATCAAGCACACAGCCATTGGGCATCGTGACAGTTCCATTTGGGACCTCATTGCCGTCAATCAATGCCGACGGACTGCCAAGATCAATCACATAACCACAAGCCGTTGCACGCATGATAAATGGCTTAGTTGTCGCACTCTTGTTGGTTACAAGAATTCCAAGGTCTCCATTTGATTTCTTCGCACAGGCCGCAAGACTGAGTGCCATAACTAAAATTAGTCGTCTCATTTTATGCCCCGACATTTAAACGATACGTCCACGTATCCATTACCATCTTTAACGGAGCCAACGTCATAACCGCGTTCTCTTGTGGTATTGCAATAATAAATGATCCTCATCATGGCGAGTCCTTCGGAGTTCTCGCCCCAAACCCGAACGGTGCCACTGTCGCCGCTTGACTCAACAATCTGAGCCTTCTGCCCATCAAATCCAGTGGCGCATGGGAGACCTTTTTTAATTAAAAATGTACAGCTCACAACAAAGGCTAAAAATGTGGCGCTCATGCGACCCCCGAACTAGCCACAGCCGTGATTTCCATTGTTTCATATTCGGTAAGCTTCTCGTATTTTTTAAAGAATTCAGGGCCAAGATCATGCTGAATAGCCGTCTTATCAAGATCACGCCGAGTTTTGCATTTTCTCACAACACAATATTCTCCGGCCTCAAGGACCAACTCGTCGCCCATTTCAGATCGCAAATATTCCTTTATCTCTTTTTCTCTAGATTCAGCTTTTTTGCGCTCGGCGATTAGTTTGTTTAGATCCGCCACTAACGCTATTAGATTCTTACTCTTCGTTACCATGTGTGCCTCCATGGGTTCGGGTTATATAATTACCATAACGCGCAATGACAGGAATGTCAAGTGAAATAGTTATAGTTCGTGCATTAATTCGTATGTAAATGGAAGTTTTTAGATTTTTGTTCCAAATTGAGACAATTGGCGCGCTAAATAGCTTTAAAACCGCACATAATCGACTTAGCCTTTAAATGAATGCCCACACTTGCAAAACAAAAAAGAATCGAATCTAGGGCCAATCTCGCGCTTATAAGGGATATGCCATGCTTTATTTGCGGCCGCGGCCCATGCGACCCTGATCATATTAGGTCCCGCGGCGCCGGCGGCTCAGATGATTTATCAAATCTGCAGGCTTTGTGTCGGAAATGTCATGTTATGAGGCATTCCATCGGAATTAAAACCTTTTTCTCGCGGTTCTACAATGTGCTAAAAAACTCCCGCGACAAACACGAGCTGCCGCCGATGGATCTAAGTTTTCTCGGCAATTGACTAAATCCTAGACCGTGTAATTATTGCACTTATGAAAACAATAGAGATTAATTCATCTATCGAAGATCGCGTCCCATACCAAACAATTGAAATCATCCAAGGTGACTTAAAGGACCTCGACGCCAAAGATTGCCTTAAATTTAAAGAACATGTTCTAAAGTACGGATTTGTCGACCCAATCGATGTTTGGCAAGATGAATCAGGCTCACTCAAATCTCTCGGCGGCACTCAACGCCTACGACTGCTCACCGCACTTGAAAACGAGGGATATTCAATACCTGACGTTCCGATTAATAAAATCAATGCATCATCTCTCATTGAAGCAAAAAAAATACTCCTGTCCCTCGCGTCCCAATACGGCAAATTTAACAATCAAGGATTCTTAGAATTTGTCTCTGATCTTGATTTTAAAGACCTATATGAAGTTGAAGAAAATTACCGATTCCCGGAACTTGATTTTAAAGAGCTAGCCGACGAATTCGGCAAAGACCACACTGACAAATCCAACACCGCGGCTTCATTTATTCTAGAAGTTACCCTTACATCAAAAGACGAAATGGAAACGATCTACGGCGAGCTTCTAGAGCGTGGGTTAATTGTAAAACAAAAAAATGGCTGAATATGGAATTCCCTATATGGGATCAAAAAATTCGATAGCTAGACAGTTAGTTAGACAATTCCCAAAAGCTGACAATTTCTATGACCTGTTTGGCGGCGGATTTGCCATTACCGACGCCATGCTGATTAATAGGCCAAACGATTATAAACAGTTTCATTTCAATGAAATAAGACTGGGTATTTGTGGGCTAATTAAGGACGCAATCTCAGGTAAATTTAATTACGATGTTTTTAAACCAGACTTCATTTCACGTGAGAGATTTATTGCCGAGAAAGACCTCGATATTTATATACGAATAATATGGTCGTTCGGTAACAACGGTAAAAAATATTTGTTTTCGAAAGAAATAGAGCCATACAAAAAATCTATGCATGATGCAATCGTATTTAATCGCTTTGATGATTTGGCTGAAAAAACGCTTGGAATAAAAGAGTTTAAAGAAGGCTATTCCATTAATCAACGACGATTGTTTTTGCGTAATCGAATCGTGGTATTACATGGACGCGATAAACAGCTACAACAGCTACAACAGCTACAACAGCTACTACGGCTAGAACAGCTACAACAGCTAGAACGGCTACAACAGCTACAACATCTACAACAGCTAGAATTTTATTCTCAAAGCTATGAACTAATTCCTATTAAAGAAAACTCAATTATATATTGCGATCCGCCATATCGAGGTACCGGCGAGTATGACGGCCCATTCGATCACGATCATTTCTTAAATTGGTGTAGTGAACAGAAATGCCCAGTTTTTATTTCCGAATACAATATCGCCCATCCTGACTTTAGGCCAATATGGAGAATCCCAAAATTCACAACTTTATCTTGCGGTCGTAGCGTCAAGAAATTCGAAATGCTCTATTCAAATCGCGCTGGTTTTGAAGCACTACGAAAAAGCTTTTCCTAAACTAAAAACCAAATCTAACAACAAGCGTTAATTCAGACATTGACATATTGTAATAACTACAAGACGATCTGATTCACCGGAAAGGCAATGTAATGCCAGACGATAATTCATCCAGTTCGTCAAAGGGGCCAGCCCTGTCATCGTGGGCGCAATCCCTGAAACAAAAACTCTCAAATGCATTCCAGCCGGTCGATCAGCGAGTCGATGCGGATCTTGCGGCCCAAGGTGCCGACCCAGACGACCAACTTCATCAAGATGAAAATCTATCCGAAGCCGACAAACTAAGGAAAGTCCAAAAAGGCTTTTTAGGTAATGATTAATGGCAAGGCCTAAGAAGAAACTAAATGCCGAAGAAATTGAAGCCCTTGGCGCAATCGGCTGTACGAACGAAGAAGTTGCTTTAGTTCTCGGCGTATCTAAAGACACGATTGAGCGGCGTTTTGCGGCAGCTATAAAAAAAGGTCGCATTAAAGACTACATTTCATATTCCAGAAAACTTCGTAGCCGCGGCTTTGACGACGATGCTAAAGATCGACTCGGCCACATGGCACTCTACGGTAAGGTACGTGGTTATTACGTCGAGAAGATCGAGCATAAGGGCCAGGTCTCTCAAACTGATCCAATTAAAGAACATCTTTTAAATGAACTTCTTGGAGCCAAAGCGTGTCTAGAGGACCGAAAGAAATTATAAGTACCTTGCCTGACGATAAACAGGTACTAGCTTTAACTCTTACCTTAAAAGATCACTACAGACGTGACCTTTATACGCTTTGCCGTAATGCTCTTAAGTACAATGAAGTCACGCTTCAAACCCATACTGATCTAATCGACGCACTCGAGGCGGACACAAAACGCAAACTTGTTGTACTACCGCGGGGATCGTTAAAATCCTCTATCGCCTGCGTCGGATATCCGATCTTTCGACTAATTAATGATCCAGACGACCGCATTCTAATTACGTCCGAACTGTATACGAATTCAAAAACGTTTCTTCGTGAAATAAAACAGCACATGGAATCGCCAACCATTAGCACTGTTTTCGGCGCGTTTAGGGGCGATACTTGGAACGAAGGCGAAATTACGATTGCCCAGCGCACACGCATTTATAAAGAAGCATCCGTTACGGCCGGCGGCATTGGGACAACCAAAGTTGGCCAGCACTACAAGACGATTATCTGTGACGACCTAAATTCGCCAGACAATACAAACACAATTGAAAATGCCGAAAAGGTATTAAATTATTTCCGATACTTAATATCCATTTTAGAACCAGAAGGAACACTCATCGTTATAGGCACGAGATATTCTGAAAACGACGTGATCGGATATTTATTAAAGAACGAACTAAAGGTCGATGACGAGCCTGTTACCGGCATTTACGAGGTCGCATAAATGATCACTGAGAACGACATGGTTAAAATAAAAGAGACCACTGTTTTTAAAGACGGATCGAAAAAAGAATATTCTAAGAAATTTAAAACTCTGTCGCAGCTTTATAAGGCCCTTAAACGATCGGGATGCTTAGGCGAGACGATTTACAACCTTAAGAAGCGAAAGCATGCCGAGATAATTTATCCAAACTGTACAACAATTGTCGAAATCGAGACGGATGAAACTTGAAATGGAGTGTAGTTTATAAAAAAGCCTACAATGACGACGGCTCATTATTCTTTCCAGAAAAACTCACTCAAGAGTTTCTCGAATCTGCAAAACGGACGATGGGTTCGTACATTTTCGCCAACCAATATCTTAACGAGATTATTCCGCTCGAAAAACAAACGTTCAAAAGAGACTGGTTCAAATACTACGAATCTTTACCAACAAAGTTTACGACATTTATCCACATTGATCCTGCTTTATCCGAAGCTGATGGTTCTGACTATACGGGCGTTACGGTTGTCCACGTTGACATTAGTAAAAACTGGTACGTACCGTTTGCACGTCGATATCAGATCACTCCGACTGAGACAATTAACCTTATCTTTGAACTTAACAGACAGTTTAAGCCAAATATCATCGGCATCGAATCAGTGGCGTATCAGAAAGCACTTCTTTATTTTCTCGATGAAGAAATGCGCCGGCGTAATACTATTCTCCCAGTCAAAGATGTTATGCCTCCTACAAACAGGACTAAACAATCTAGAATCCTATCACTCGTCCCAAGATTCGAATGGGGACATGTATGGTTAAACAAAGGGCTAACAGATTTAGAACTCGAACTCTTAAAGTTCCCGAGGGCGTCGCACGACGACCTTATCGATTCATTAGCAAGTCACGAATATATTTACTATCCACCGGAGGAAAAAGATGAACCTACCAAAAAACCAAACTCACCCAACAGCCCAACCTACGAGAAATGGTTCATCGAGCAGCTCAGGCTCGGTAAAGATCCAAGAGACTCTGGGCGAACAAACGAATGAAATAGTCGACAAATTCGATCTACTAGAAAAAACACTCGATAATCCTGAAGAGTTCAGAATGGCGATCGGTCAGTCACAACTCGCCGGCCGTGACTACTTAGAAGTTTCAGAACGCCTATTTCGCTACCTAACCAAAGATCCTAACACGAAGAGTCTAACGTATGGTTCGCCGGGCATTAAGGTCTACGTAAAAGGCACACGAGAAGAAATAGAGCGGCTCGAGCGCATGTCTGTTGAACAGTACAATCAACATTTAGTGAGTTTAAAAAAGAAGCAATGAACGAATATGTCTACGGTTTTACAGTTTTGGTTTTATTGGGACTCAATATCTATCAGTTCATTCATTGGACTAAAGAATTTCAGAAAGTTCTCGATAAAAGCATGTGTAAGGACTTTACAGAGTACGTGCAAAGTGAAAATCTAAAGCTGGCGACCGCTAACCATCCAGGCGGTAAGTCAAAAGAAGATCTCGTGCGCGAAGAAGAAGAAGAGCGTGCCTATCTTTCAGAAGTTAATAGGATGGTTGGTCTTTGAGTTTATTTTCTGATATTGCTGACAAAATTCTATCGCCAAAGGGTGAGGCACAACTTCCGCCCGTTAAAGATGCCGTTGAACAAACGCCAGACGAAACTAAACTCGTCGAGTACATAAAAAACAAAATTGATCTTGTTAGAACAACCAATTCTAGAGTTGCTTTAGAAAACGTCTATCTGACCAACATTGCTTATACACTTGGCTACAACGGAATAATGTTTGATTCGCAGTACAAACAATTCCGTAACGTTGATCCAAAGCGCCGGTTAACGAGAAATCAATTCAAGATCAATAAAATCCTGCCGACTGTCCAAAACAGACTCGCGAGACTTACGCAATCTCCGCCTAAATATGATGTACGCCCAAATTCTAACTCGACCGAAGACAAGGACTCTGCAAGGTTATCTCTCGACATATTAAACAATAAGCTCGACGAACTGCACTTCACTGAAGTCCGCCAGGAACTATTGCTAAATGCAATGGAAGGTGGAGTCGCATATTTGCAGGTCCTTTGGGACGACATGGCTGGGCAGCCAATGATTGATCCTGAAACTCAGGAAATGACTGGGTATGAAGGTGACGTTAGAATTGATATTCTTAATTGCCTAGAGGTGTTCGTAGATCCGCTAGCTAAGAAATTAGACGAAGCACAGTGGATCATAAAAGCCAAAGTTAGAAAGCTCGACTATTTTAAAGATCATTATCCGGATCGTGGTGCGGCTGTAAAAGAAGAAGACTCGTGGCTACTGTCGGCGATCTACGACATGAAAATCAATTCTTTAACGTCTGTCGGCATCATTGGATCACAAACCCACGACCAACAGAAAAACTCAGCCATTGAAATTATCTATTATGAACGCCGATCAAAGGACTATCCAAACGGTCGTCAAATATCGATGGCAAATGGCGTGCTTCTTGAAGATAAAGAATTGCCGGTTGGGGAGTTCGACATTGTAAAGTTCGATGATATTATCGTCGCCGGCCGCTACCATTCAGAAGCCATCGTCACGCACCTTCGCCCAATTCAAGATCAATACAACGTTCTTAGAACTAAAATGGCCGAATGGATTAGAAAAATGCTCGCAGGTAAATATCTTGCGGCAAAGGGACACGGCCTTGGCCAAGAATCTCTAAACAATGAATCTGGCGAAGTTGTGGAATATAACCCAGTCGTCAACGCAGCACCTCCACAGCCAATGATGACGCCAATGATTCCGCAGTATGCTTATGAAGATCTGAATAAATTAGACGATGAGTTTAACCAAGTGTCCGGGTTGAATGAAGTTTCGCAAGGTATATCGCCGGGCGCTTCGATGCCGTTTCGTGGAATGGCGTTATTGCAAGAACAAGATCAAACACGGATTTCAGTTCAAACATCGAGAAACGAAGTCGGTTATTCGCGGGTTTGTTCAATTCTTTTAAAGTACATTTCTAAGTATTACGTTCTGCCTAGAATCTTAAAGATCGCCGGCGATGGGCTTGAGTATGCCGTTAAGGAATTTATCGGCTCGGACATTGATGGGAATACAGATGTTATTTGTATTCCTGGTTCAACAGTTCCTAATTCTAAAGTCTTAAAGCGCCAAGATATCATCAACGCATTTCAGCTTGGTCTTTTGGGCGATCCGCAGGATGCGAAGCTCAGGGCTAAAGTTTTAAAAATGATGGAGTTCGGCGATGTAGCCGAAATGTGGAAGGACCAAGCGTTAGATCAAGGGCAGATTAAAAAAGCCATTATGGCGCTCGAAGCTGGCAACATGCCTGAAAATCACGAGTGGGATAATCACGGACTGTTCGTTCAGGAACTAAACGCGTATCGTAAAACAGATAAGTTCGAACAAATGTCTATGAAACAAAAGGCCATGCTCAACTGGGTTGTTGAGTGGCACATACAGGCATTGGTTTCAATTACAAATCCTCAAATTCCACAACAGCAAATGATGGCCCAGCACATGGTCGATACGATGCATAACATGTTTGCTCAAGGCCAAGGAGGGCCGCAACAGCCAGGGACGGCTGGAGCTTCTCCGCAAGGACCGCCGCCAGATCAGGGCCCACCGATCGGCGCTAATCTTAACTCACCAATTACACAAGGAGCATGAAATGGACGCAATGAAAGAAGCAATAAAACGAAAGATGGAAGGCCTTCATAAAGGCGGCCATCATCCGGCAGCGCATTTAGCTGGACCGCCAGAAGGCAGTCCACAAGAAGAGGCGAGTGAAACTCCGCAAGAAGAACAAGACGAACAGCAACAAATGGGTTCAGACCGTGCTCCAGAATTGGGTAAAGGTCAGCCCGGGCAACCGCCGTCAAATGACATGTCAAATGTTGATCAGGCACCGCCAGCCGCACAGCCAGAAAGCCCAAGTATGTTGGCACTCAAGGCAAAAGAACATCATGCAATTGGTGGACAGCATAAGCCGTTATCACTTCACGAGCGTGCTGCTGCTTTAAAAGCGGCACATAAAAAGTGAGCACGACATGGATTATATGGGCCAAGCGATAAAGAAAAAGATTAAACAGCATAAGCTAACGGCTTTAGATCGCAGTCATATTAAAACCGGTAATTTTGCGTTGCCGAACGAGAGAAAATATCCGATCGAGGATGAATCTCACGCTCGTAACGCTTTAGCTCGAGTTTCGCAGCATGGAACGCCAGCGGAACAAGCTCAAGTAAGACGCAAAGTTCAAGAGAAATATCCAAACATTAAACAATCGAAGGAATAATTTTTAACAGGGGGACATCCAGGGATGGAAACTTTAGAACAACCAGGCAGTGGCGCTGAATCCAGTCACGTCGAGCCAACTCCGATCGATCATACAGCTTCATCAACAACTCAAGAGCAAGAGCAAGCGCAAGCACTCTACGAGATTGATAAGCTCGACAAGTTTAAGTATCAAGGTAAAGAATGGACGCCGAAAGACCTTGAGAAGGCCATTTTACGGCAAGAGGACTACACTAAAAAGACAACCAGTCTAGCTGAGCAACGTAAAACGTTTGAAAGTGAACAAAAGTATTACGAGAATCTCGCGGCTGATCTTTTAAAAGTCCAACAAGATTCGCGATTAATTGACCAGTTCATAAAAATCTATCCGCAAAAGTTTCATGCTTATTTGCAGAATATGGTTTCGCCGAACCAAGGCCAACAACCGCATCAACCGCCGCAAAATCAACCGGACATTCAAATGCTCTCGAGACTCGATACTCTTGAGAAATTTT